AAGTGGTGGGCGCTCGAGAACCCGCGGAACAAGCTCAGACGCTATCTGGGGCCAGCCAGACTCGAGTTCTACCAGTGGGAATACGGCGATGCGGGGCACAAGCCGACGTGCATCTGGGGCGACTTCGTGCCGCCGATGAAGCAGCCCAAGCCGCGGACGAAGCCGAGCACGTTTTATCGCATGGGGCCAGGCTTGATCGCGGCGGAAGAGCCCGATCCGACCCACTGGATGCCTCTCCCTGCCTCTCCCTCACGAGCAGGGGCATGAACCGTCAGCGTCGGCGCGTCACCGATCAGCCGTTGCCCCTCGGCCCGAAGGACCGTCTCCAGCGGCTGATCGATCTCGCCGAAGCGAAGGGCGCCCACACGCACCGGGCCGAACTGCTCGCTATCGCGGCGTATCTCGAGGAACTCGAAGCGAAGCTCGATCGCCTCGCCTCCCTGCTCCGCGCCGGCCATGAAGCCCGAATGCGGACGCAGAACCCGGAACGTCGCAGCGAGATAGCCTCCCATGCGGCCAAGCGTCGGTGGCACCCGCCTGATGCATCCAGCCTGTTCGGCTGATGCTAGCGGCTAGCATCCATCCCTTTACATCGTAAAGCCTTCCGTGCATTCTAGATGCACGCATGACGCGCCACGTCTCCCTCCTGCCTGAGCCATCGAAATAGGCCAGATTTAAATGGGATTCCAGAAAGGGCAAGGCGGACGCCCAGTCGGCGCCCGCAACAAGGCGACGCTGTTCCGAGACACGCTCGATGCGCTGTCGGCGGACAAGGACGGGCAAGATCTGCACCTCGCCCGTCTGAGCGAGCTCGTTCGCAGCGCTGACGAGCATGTCTCATTGAAGGCGCTGGCGCTGGTGCTCGCGTATCGCTTCGGGAAGCCGACGGAGCACATTGAAGTGGCTGGCGAAGGCGGCGGCCCGGTCGCGGTGCGCATCATCGAAATCAGGCCAGAAAATGGCACCACGTCACCGTCTGGAGCCTGAGCGTTTGCAGCCCTCCTGCTGGCGGCGGTCATGAGCACGGGGCAGACGGTCGACGTCAGGCTGGGCCCAGTCCAGGCCGAGATCTTCCGGGCCATCCGCCGGCCGCAGCATCGCTTTCTGGACGTGGAAGGCGCGTTGCGTTCGGCGAAGACATGGACGTGCCTCATCGCCATCCGTTCCGTCATGGAAGAGCACCCCGGCATTCGCTGGGCCATGGCGCGGTGGACCGAAGGCGATCTCAATCAGAAGCTCATTCCCGATTGGCGCAACGTCTGCGCGCTGATGGGGATTTCACATGGGGCATGGAATGCACGGGAGTCGTGCTACGACCTGCCCAACGGGTCCCGGATCTACGGCGTCCACCTGAAGACGAGTCAGCGAGATAACCGCTACGCGACCGTTCGGGGCTTGACCGTAGCCGGGTTTTACATCGACCAGCTCGAGGAAGTGCCGGAGGACGTCTACAACGAGGCGGCGCTTCGCCTCTCGCAGCCGGGCTATCCACAACAGATGGTCGTGAGCCCGAATCCGGTGCCTGAGAACCACTGGATCGGTAAGAGGTGGCCGACCAAGGGCGGCACCCCCGACCATCGCTATATCCGCGTGGCGATGCGGGACAACGCGCACAACTTGGACGCCGTGACGATTCAGGCGGCCGAGGCCTTGTATCCGGTCGGTCATCCGCTGCGGCGCACGAAGATCGAGGGGATGCGCGGGCTGGACGTCCGTGGGACACCGGTCTATCTCAGCGCGTTTCAGCGGTCGCGGCATGTGCGCAGCGTGGCGCTCCATCCTGAGTTTCCGCTGTGTGAAGCCTACGACTACGGGTTTCATCATCCCTGCGTGATTTGGTACCAGTGGATGTCGTGGGGCTGGTTGCGGATTCTCGGCGGTGTCATGGGCTCGGATCTGCACCTCGACGCCTTCCTGCCGATCGTGGAGCGGTATCGCGACCTGTGGTTTCCGAGCCGGCTACGGATCGAGGCGACGTGCGATCCCTCGGGGGCGAACGCGCAGGGGGCACGCGGGACGCCGGTGCAGGTGCTGTCGGACTGGTATCGGGAGCATGGCGAGCGCGACCAGCACGGGAATTTCGTCAGCCCGCAGTACGACACCACGGCCAACTCCCCCGAGCGGAAGGTCGCGGCGAATCAGAAGGTCGCGACCTACATGCGGCGGACGGCCAACGGGGACGAAGGGTTCCTGGTGGACGAGGATCGCTGGGTGCTGGCGGCGCTGAACGAGGAACGTCGCGACGGGTTCTTCATCGACGGACTCGAAGCGGGCTACGTGTTCGAGGACGAGCCGCGCAGCTCCTCGAAGCTCGGTAGCTTCTGGGTGCCGAAGAAAGACAACTGGTTCGACCACGCGCAGAACTGCTTGGAATATGGCGCGCAGATGCACGTGCTGGACCTGCCGCTTGGGGATGTGCGGGCCGAGGAAGCGAAGCTTCGGCACACGCAGGACGCGATTCGAGCGCAGCAGATCCAGTTGCGGAAACTGCAGCGGGACAAGGACGCCGACGACGAGCGGAAGGCATGGCAGAAGCGGAACGGGCTGCGCGCGCGCGGCGGGATGCGGCGGACCACTCGGAGAGGCGGTTACTGATGCCTGAGCAGCGACTGGCGAGAACGCGCGCGACCCTGCCGGAGAGCTACCAGTTCGGCGACGGCCAGCATCGACACAACTGGGGCACAGTCCGTGACCCGCGCAGCGGCGAATGGCATTGCGGGTGCGGAGCGAGGCTGTCTGATGTTGCGGTCGCATCTAGTGACTGGACTTTCGACCCTAATAAGTGGCAGCCGGCGCACCGCAACGCCGTCGTTCGTCTCGGCTGGAACACCATCGAGCAGGAGCAGCACTGATGCAGATCTCGTCCATGATCCCGGCGAATAGCACGCCGACCAAGCGGAAACCGAAGAAGAGCGGCAAAAGGAGCAACTGACATGCTGAAGTTCATTCTGTGGCTGATTGGCGCGGGCGAGACGAGCGCCGCGGACTCCGGCGACAACATCGTCTGGGGGACCTAGTCTGACCAATGGGCAAGCCGACCTTCGGTCGCTACATCGCACCGTGCCTGCGCTGTGGGGCGGCGTCGATCTTCACGCCGCACCATCGCACGCAGATTTGCGATCGGAAGCGATGCCAGCCGCAGCCGTTGGATCTGTCGCGGGCGAAGCGGCGACCAACGCGAACCACGCACATCGCGGGCTATGTCCCGCCGTCTGGGTCGGTCGCCTGGTCACTGCTCGGTAACGTGGTGAGGTTGCACTGATGGGGCGAGCGGCACGAGAACAGCGTTGGCGGGATAGCGAACGCAAGACGGCCGAGGACGTGATCGCCGCCGTGCGGAAGGCATATCGGCAGGTGTCTTGGTGGCGTCGGCTGGTCTGGGCGGTGCGCGGGAGGCTGATCTAGATGGCGGCGAAGGTCGTCAACGTCTACACGCTGTCGTGCGGCTGCGGACACAACGTCTCGGCGCTCGATGCGGAGCGCGCGAAGGCCGCGATGCTTGAACACATCGGATTTGCCCATCATGGCTGAGACCCTGACCGACCGCATCCAGAAGGCCATCGACTTCCAGACCGCCGAAGTCGCACGGCTGACGCAGGTGGCAACGGTCGAACTCCCGGCCGCGCAGAAGAAACTGAACCAGTTGGAGAACCTGAAGGAACGCGCGACGCCTACCGTCGAGACGTTCTTTGGCAATCTCCTGTCCGCCAAGATTGTGAGCTGATGGCCAAAGCGAAGAAACCGTCCCCGTTCGATGTCGACCTCGACGCCACCGAGCGCAATCAACTCGCCGACTGGCTCTGCACCGAGATCGACGGTGCCCTGTCGGCCCGATCGGCTGTTATTGCCGACGGTGGCCTGATCGACCTCTCGGACTGGTTTTACGAGCAGGGCCGCAGCCGGCCGGAAGATCGCCCGTTCCCGGGTGCCGCAGACCTCACGTCCTACTTCATCACCGAGAACGTCGATGCGCTCCGGGCTCGGCTCATGAAAGCCGTCTTCGGCGTGCGGCCGTTCTGTTTCGTCGAGGGCTGGGGGCCAGACGCGAAGAAAGCGCCCTTTGTCGAAGAGTTTCACGACTGGCAGGTCCGCAAAGGCACGCTCAAATCGGAGTTGGCGAAGACGGTGCACGGCGCGCTGATTGAAGACTGCTACATCCTCGAAGTGAGCGAGAAGATCGAGACGCGGCGGATCACCGAGACGATTGAAGCGGCACTCGAGATGACGCCTGACGGCGCCCCGGTATTCGAAGGCGGGATGCCCAAGCTCAAGATGGACGCGCAGGGCGAACCTGTTCTTGCCGGTGAAGGCGAACCGCACGCGAAGGTCGAGCGCACCTACACCAAGGCGAAGCGTCTCGGTCCGCAGTATGACCCGATCAGCATGAAGGACTTCGTGTTCCTCCCCGGTCATGCCAAGTCGCAGAAGACCGTCTGGGGCTACGCCTATCGGTTCTGGAAGCGCCTCCCTGAACTACGGGAGATGGTGAAGGACGGCATCTACGACGAGGCCGCCGTCAAGCTCCTGGGCGACGGCAGCGACCGGGACGGGGCGCAGGTGCCGACAACCGTCGCAGAGGTTGCGCCGCAGTATGAGGGTTCCGTCGAAAAGGAACTCTGGCAGGTGGCGCTGAAGCGCGATCTGGACGGCGACGGCCGCGAAGAGTGGTATGTCGCAACCCTCTCGCTTCGGCATCGGGCGCTGCTCCGGCTGAAGCTGGACACCTTCGCGATGAAGGTCGGGCGGTCGCGGTGCGTGCCATTCGTGCTGTTTCCCCGCCGGGAATCGGTCTACGGCTACAGCTACAGCTTCTCGAAGCTGATGACGCTGTCCGAGGAACACACTAGCCTCCGCAACATGAAGGCGGATCGCTCGGCACTGGCGACGAGCGCGCCGATTCAGCAGTTGGCGGGCGGGATGTGGGATGCGGACGCCGAGCCGTTCGGAGTGGGCGCCAAGATCACGGTGCGGACGCACGACGAACTGAAGCAGATGCAGATCGCGGACGTGCCGAACTCGGTCGTTGAGCAGGAGCGCGCGCTACATCAGGCGAAAGAGCGCGTCGGCGGGCTGGCGGATTCCGCAGTGGGCGTGCTGTCGGGCGAGCGGCGCACGCTCGGCGAGAACGAAATGGTCAGCCGCGGCTCGGCGGTGCGTGTCGATGAAGTCGTCGGCCATCTGCATCTGGCCATTGCCGACGTGATGCTGCTCAGCAACGCGATCTGGGTCGAGACGCTCGAAGCGGACCCCAAGGGCATTGAGGCTCCGCCCTCGGTCATGGATGCGCTCTCAAGCCGGCAGATGGAACTCCCCGACGGCCGCTTCACGGCGCAGCAGTTGAAGGGGAATTTCCAGTTCGAGCCCTACGGCAGCGACGAAACGGCCGACAACCAGAAGCGCAAGGCCGACTTCAACAGTGGTCTGCAGGCGCTGGGCGGGTTGGCGCAGGTCTTCCCCGGCCTGCAGGTCATCATGCAGAACCCGGAGGCCACCAAGGCGATTCTCGAGCAGTGGCTGCGGGTGTTCGACGTGCGGGACCGGCAACCGTTCCTCGGGGCGTTGCAGCAGGCCGCGACGGCGATGCCTCAAGCGGCTGGGCCGGGCGGACCTGCCCCGATGGGTGCCCCGCCCCAGCCCGGAATGGGTGCGCCGGCGCCGGGAGGGATGCCGGACATTGCGGCCATCATCGCGGCCATGAACGGAGGGCAGCAGTGAGGCGTGGCCGACGAGCGTTCTTCTGGGCGCTGCTTGGCGCGGGCGCCGTCACGGCTGGTGCGCGCGGTATTACCGTCGGCGCGTCGGAGCGGCCGCTACTGTCGATGACTGTGCTGTGTCCGCGCTGCGGGTCGCATTTGCCGTGGCCGAGCCATGAGGTTGCCAGCGCGAATCCAGGCTGGCAAACCAGGGGCATCGTCACTAACTGCGCGACGTGGTGCGGCTGGCGCGGATTCGTTCGCTTTTACCAGGAGCAGACATGAGCGACGAGCAGGACGCCCCGCAGGCCGCGCTCGTCTCGTTGAAAGAACTCGTCCAGTCGGAAGGCTGGCGGCTGCTGGTGGAGCAGGCGAAGCGCGAGTTCGGTCCCGAGGGCTACGGCCGCGCCATGCAGCGCGCTCTCAGCAGCATCCCGCAGGGGCCCGATCGCGCCTACGAAATAGCACGGGTCGCCGAGCAGATCGAGTCGACGGCGAAAGCCGTGAACGATCTGATCAAGTGGCCCAAGGAAGAAATCGCACGGCTCGCCCCGAAACCCGAGAGTCGTCGCCCCTTTGCCAGTCTTCGGAGGACGTAATCGCATGATCCGAGTGCTCGGAGATCGCCTGCTGGTGGCCCTGCCGCCGGCAGAGGAAACACAGGACGAAGCCACCGGCTACACGGTGCAGGGCTTGGCACAGACGGCCAGCGGGCTCTACATCGCCAAGCCGACGGACACCTTCAACGTGCAGATCGCGACCCGCGGGATTGTGATGCAGGTCGGCGAGAAGAAGGGCACCGTGGACCTCGACGACGTGCGCGCCGAGGTCAACGAGTTCTTTCTGACCACCGACTTCGGCGCCGGTATCAACGTCGGCGACGCGCTCGACCGGATCCTGATGAAGATGGGGCCCGCCCCCTTCGAAGTCGCGGTCGGCGACTGCATCGTCTTCGCGCCGACCGCTGGCGAGCAGTTCATCGACGACGGCGTTTCCTACGTCATTCTTCACGAGTCCGACGTGCTCGGCATCGTGGATCCCTCCAACCCTTCAGAGGCTCAGTAACGCATGGCAGACGAACAGATCGAAGACACGCTCGTTGACGGCATCCCGCCCCCGACTGAAGACGCCGAAGTCGAAACCGACGCCGCCTCCCTCGCGGTCGAGATGGGCGGGAACAAAATGGTTCCTTTGTCGGCGCTCATCGCCGCGAAGAAGGCCGGCCGCGCCGCCGAGAAGCGCGTCAAGGAACTGGAACCGGAAGCCGCCCGCGCTGCGGAGATCAACGACCGGCTCGGCAAGGCCCAGCCCATCATCGACGCGATCCTGACCTCGCCAAAACTGCGCGCCGAAGCGCTAAGAATCGCGCAGGGCACGCGCACGAGCGACGAGCGGACCGACCAGCCGGACGCCAACGAAGACCCCGACGCGGCCTCCTACGCCGAGGATGCGGGCTTCTATCTCGCCGATGGCCAGACGCCGGATGTCGCCCGTGCTCGGCGCGTCCTGACGCGGCTCGACCAGCGCCACGGTCGCCAGACCGACGAGCGCATCCGCCCGCTGGCCGGCGTCACGCTGGGCAACAAGGCCGATCAGAACCTCAGGGCCATTGCGGCCATGACGGACGACAACGGGACACCCTACGCGACGATTGAGAGCATTCGCGAGCAGGCCGGGAAGCTCCCGGCGCACCTCCTCGCCGATCCGGCGGTGGTCGACATGGTGCTCAACAGCGCCATCGGGCTCGACCGGCGCAACGGGCGCACCCCGAAGGCCCCCGAAGAACCGCTCTACCTCGAACGGCAGGGCGGCGGCGGCCGACGGGAAGCCGCCATCGACTCGTCGACCAAGGCGCAACTGGCCAGGCTCGGCATCTCCGAGAAGGACTACGCGGCGAGCAGCAAACGCCTCGAAGAAGGCGCCGCGAATCGTCGCGGGATCACGCTGGGGGTGAAGTAATGGCCAAGAAACAAGCGCCGAAGGCCGTCGCGCCGAACGCCGACGCCCTACTCGAACGGTTCAAGGACTTCCCGGCGATCGACATCATCTCGCGCCGGTTCAACGACCCGAACGACCCCGGCTCCATGCCGATTCTGTTGCACGACGAGGACCGCAACGCCTGCGTCAACTCGGATCACCAGAACAAGATCCGCGCCGGAGCGACGACCTGCCATCTCTGCAAGCGGCCGGTGCGCCTCTGGTATGTCCGTTTCATCAACACCAGTCAGGAGAACCGCTGGTCCCAGATTCGGGCCAAGGGCTACGTGCCGGTGCTCGTCTCGGAGCTCTACGACGAGCAGGACGTGTCAGACCTGGTGAAGTCCGGCAACGACAAATACGTCCGTCGCGGGGATCGCGGGCAGGAAATCCTGGTCAAGATGCCGCTGGAGCTCTACATGGAGATCAAAAAGCGGCAGCGGGAGATGCGGAAGAAGGATTCGCTGTCGGCGCGGAAGGTGCGGCGCGACCTCGCGGAAGCGGCGGGGCGGGAGTTGGGCGACGAGGCCGGGCAGACGATCCACGAGGGCGGGATTCAAGTGGAATCGTTCAAGTCGTCGCGCTCGACGTTGGCCGAAGAGGCTGAGGCGTTCGCCGAATGACGGCGACGGTTGGCCGGATTGTGCGGTTCGTATCGCTGGACGGCTCCGATCGCGCGGCGATTGTGACCGAGGTCGAGCCGAATCATCCGCTCAGGGCGGTCGGGTTGGCGGTCCTGAGTCCGCACGCGCTGGAGTTCCATCGCAGCGTGCCGCATTCGCAGGATCGGCCGCTGCCGGGGAGCTGGCATTGGCCCTCCCGAGAATAGTCGCTTGACAAAGTATAGCGACTTGTGCGTATACTAGACGCACGGGTGAGTGTCACGGTATAGGCACCGCCCGTGCGCGCTTCGCGACGCAGCGTGTGTGAGCGTCGCCGGCCTGCCGCCTTCCGAGAGAGGCGGTTCGTTGCGGGTTCTCCAGCCGTCCACCCTGGAGACGTGTAGCGCGCCCATGATAGGCGCGTTCGTTGTCGCTTCTGCCCACCAAGCCATGTGTGGGTGTTGCGCGCGGTTGATCAGCCGGATCGACTGACGCGACACGCAATCCCGGCCTCCATTTTCATTTCACGCGCTCGCGATTCGCGAGCCGGAGGACCGACACACCATGGCGACCACGTTTACGCCCAGCGCGGGCAACATCATCCGGCCGTATGGCCGATCCAAAGTCAAGCACTTCCCCGAAGCGGCCTCGCAGACCTTCAAGCGTGGCTATCCCGTGATCATGGACTCGGCGTCGACCGAGAACCGGATCGCGGTCGCAGCCGACAACCCGACCGCCGCCATCGTCGGCATTGCGGCCGAAGACGCCTCCGGTACCACTGGCAACAAGGTGGCCGTGTGGCTCGCGAAGCCGGAATACCAGTTCATCGTCACCACGGTGGCATCGGATGCGGTCGACTTCACCGATCGCGGCGCGTGCCGCGCGCTCCAGGCGCACGCCTCGCTGGCGATCTGGGTGGTCGATACCACCGACGCCGGCAACGACTCGGTCGTCATCGAGGACTACCTGAACCCCGTCACGATGGCGTCGCAGACCGCTGAGGGCGATTCCGAGGTCTACGCGGTCGTGCATTTCGACCCGAAGGCCACCATCTACGGCGCCGGCACCTAATTCGTCATCCGTCAACCCGAACCAGTAAGCGACTGGTCCCGTTTGCGGTCGCGATGTAGGAGCACAGAGCCATGCAACTCAGAAGTCAGATTCCGGCTAACGTCGACAACGTCGACAAGCTGGTCACGGCGCTACTCGACAAGAACGTGCGCGAGCTGCAGCCGATTCACCCGAAGCTGTTCAAGAAGCAGACCACCAATCGCAAGTTCGAGCGCACCGTCACGCTCGCCCCGTTCGGCGACGTGCCGCAGAAGCCCGAAGGCGAGGAATACGCGACCGACCTCATCATGCAGGCGTACACCAAGGACGTCACCCCGCTCGAGTGGGGCCTGATGTTCGAGGTGACCGAGACGGCCGAAGAGGACGACGTCGAAGACATCCTCGCGAAGAAAAGCAAGTTCCTGGTGTTCTCGATGCGGCAGGTCGAGGACAAACAGGCGGCGCTGATCTTCGACAACGGCTTTTCCTCGCAGACCACGGCCGATGCAGTGGCGCTGTTCTCGACGGCGCACACCCTGAAGCGCGGCGGCACGGCGAAGAACCGGCCGTCAAGCGATGCGGATCTCTCGGTCGCCTCGCTGTCGCAGGCGTTCATCGACCTGGACACCGACACGAAGCTGGAGTCAGGGCAGATCGTGCGGCCGACCGCGGGCTACTACCTGCACATCCACCCGGCGAATCGCTTCAACGCGATGCGGATCCTGAAGTCGTCGCTCATTCCCGGTGAAGCGAACAACGACATCAACCCGCTGAAGGATCTGGACATCACGCCCGTGATCAATCCGTTCCTCGCCGACACGGATGCGTGGTTCCTCGTCCCGAAGGACAAGGAATCGAACGGCCTCGTGTATCTGGAGCGCAAGCCGATCATGCAGCCGCCGCCGATGACCGACGCGCGCACCGGTAACCGCCTCTACAAGCTCCGCGCCCGCATGGTGTGGGACTCGGTTGACTGGAGAAATTCGTACGGGACAACGGGCGCTTGATCGCTCCGTAGTCCATTAGCCGCAGTCTTCTTGCCCCCGCGGTGCTCGCCGCGGCACGAGTGGTGATTCCGGTCACTGCCGCGGGGGCTCTTACCGGAGCGTGATCGATATGGGCCTCACCAATTTCAGTAACGGCGTTTCCAGTTTCGGCGTCCCGGTCCTGCCGGGCGCGCCGCTCTCGACCGGCTCGTATTTCTTCGTCCACAGCGGCACCGGCAGCAACGGCAACTCGGGCGCGTCGCCCTCGCAGCCGTTCGCCACGGTGGACTACGCCATCGGCCGCTGCACGGCCAGCAAAGGCGACGTCATCCTCGTGATGCCGGGCCACGCGGAAACCGTGACCTCCACCAGCATTGCGCTCGACGTCAAGGGCGTGCGGGTGGTCGGGCTCGGCACGGGCTCGATTCGTCCCACGTTCACGTTCTCGGCCGCGGCGGCGACCATCACGGTGTCGGCGGATGATTGCGGTTGGAGTGGGTGCCACTTCGTCGCGAACTTCGCGGACGTGGCGGCGGCGTTCACGCTCGGCGCCGCGAAGAACTTCGCGCTGGAGTGCAACACGTTCGGCGACTCTGGCGCCAACCTGAACTACTTCAACATCGTCGTGACCGGCTCGACCAACAACGACGCGGACGGGCTGAAGGTCTGCGGGAACTTCTGGTTGAACAAGGATGCGAACTCGAAAGCGTTCATTTCCGTCTTGGGCAATCTCGACGGGCTCTACGTCGCGGACAACCACGTCGACAGCGCCGGCACCACGGACATCGGGCATTTCATCACGATGAGCTCGAAGGTCTGCCTCGGCGCGCGGATCCTGCGGAACATCCTGATCCTGTTGGGTGCGACCGGCCACACCGTCGGGATCTTCATGACGGGCAGTTCGACGACCTCGACGGGCGTGGTCGCCTACAACCTCGTGACCTCGCTGGACACGACAACGGAACTGTTCGACACGGCGACGCTCGACTTCGCGCACTTCGAGAACTACTACACCGGCACGATTGCCACGTCTGGCAAGCTCTGGCCGGCGGTCGACGCGGCGTAATCACCCATGGGGCGGGCTCCGGCTCGCCCCGCTTTCAATTGGTGACTCATGGCTGATTACGGTCCGTACAACCCGCCGACGATTGACGCACTCTCGCAGACCAACACCAGCGCGGGAGATGTCGTCGCGACGAGCGGCGCGGTGGGGCAGGGCGGCAACTACGAGGCGTGGGTGTTTGTCGGTTCCTCCGCAGCGGGCGTCTGGGAGATTGCCCGGCGCAATGCGGCCAACAGCGCGGATGTCGGCGACGTGCCGACCGTGCGCACGCTGGCGGGGGCGTCGTCGGAGTTCCGCGTGCGTTTCAATCTGAATCCCAGTGAGCGCATCGTGGTGCGAACGAAGGCCGGCATCACCGGCGACATCGACGCCGCGTTGTACGTCGAACAGTTGGCGTAGGGCGGCCTGTTATGGCCGTCTTCAATAAATTCCACGTCTTCGTCGATGACCTCGGGAACGGCGTCCACCAACTCGCGGCTGGTGGGCACACGCTGAAGGTCTACCTGACGAACACGGCACCGGATGCGGCCGCGGATGCGGTGAAGGCCGACCTCGCGGAGATCACCAACGAGCACGGCTACACGGCGCCGGTGGATGTGCAGAACGACTACAGCGCGTCTGGCGGGACGGGCACCTGCACGGGCGTGGACGTCGTGATTACGGCGTCGGGCGGAACGGTGGGGCCATTTCGGTATGTCGTGCTCTACAACGACACGCCGACGAGTCCGGCGGATCCGTTGATTGGCTGGTGGGATCACGGCTCGGAAGTGACGCTGGTCGACGAGCAGGCGTTTACGACGGACTTCGGCGCGTCGCTGTTCACGTTGGGCTGATGGCCATTACGTATGTGGGTGGACAGTCGGGCAGCTTTGCCGGGACGTCCACGGGCCAAACGATCAACTTCGCGCTCACGGGCGGCACGGATGCGGCCCCGCTCGCGGGGGATCTCGTGATCGTGGGCTTCGCGGCGGGCTCCACGCAATCGCGGCTCGCGCCGTTCATTCGCGTAGGGGTCGACGGCACGGACTACACGCTGGCGAGCGGCGCGAACCTGTATTCGGACGACACGTTCGACTGCAACGGGCGCGTAGCGTATCGGTTCATGCCGGCGACGCCAGAAACGTCCTTCGTGCTGCAGGCCGGGTCAGGCAGCACGGCTGACGGGGCGACGTGGACGGTGCATGTCTTCCGCGGGGTCGATCCGAGCACGCCGATGGACGTGGCCGAAGTCGCGGGCAGCGGCACGAATACACGGCTCGCGGATCCCGGCGCGATTACGCCGGTCACCGCAGGCGCCTGGATCTACGTGATGGGCGGCGCGGGGTGCTCGACGGGCGGCACGTATACGAATGGCGAACTGACGGCGTTCCTCGCGGAAACACAGGTCGACACGAACGACGGG